CTACACCGTTTTCCTGAAGGTCGCAGATTGCATTAAAATCCATCTCAGGGTAATCATATTCAGTTCCATTAATGACAAGCTTCTTCGCCATAAAAATAAAAAACCTCCGTATAACAAAAAAGACGGGCGCAACAAGTACGCCCGTGTGAATTTTTCAAAATCGAATATTCTGTTTATCAGCCTGACGAAGTCGCATCTACAATGTCTGTAGACGGGAACACCGTGAGAACCATTTCTCTTGCGGAGTTCACATCACCGCCACTGATCGTTACGGAAACCTGACCATTCCAGGTGAATTTACCGTCTGCACCGTTTGTACCGAAGTCAAGTTCGAAACTCAGATCAGTTCCTTCCAGAGCTTTGATAGCCTTGAAGTTTGCCAGCAGGTAATTCGCCGTAAACTCAAACGAGTCTGCAGATTTCACGCCGGGGATGAATTTCTGAATTTCGTCTTCCAGGTCGGTTACCTCAATCTGGTCAGGATTACCAAAGAGATCTGGGTACGACTTGATAGGAGTTACCTTGTCAAGCGTGCTACCTGTACCCATCTTGAGTACAGTATTAATGGTGGATATACCTTTTGCCATAGCAGCTATTCCCCCTTATAATAGAAAAAGCACCCGTCAAGGTGCTTCAAATGTTAGTTTCTCTATAATGTCTTCCGAGCCAATGACTCTGGCATATCGTGATGCAAGATGGTACAGTTCGGGAGAGCTTTCGTCCTCGATCTGCATCGGGCCTTCTTGCCGTTTAAATCCCATCATATACATGCTCTTATTGGCAATATCCATGAGCTCTATGGCATGCCCAAGAGACGTTTTTGAGTAGATATCAACAGCAACACCACACAGCACAGCTGCCTCTTCATCTAATGATTCAAGGTCATCAGAAATCCCTGGGTCTGATACGATCCTGACAGCGCATGCAGGAAATTTCGCTTTTGTATTGTTAACCGTAGAGGACACGTTTGGGCATTTGGTGCCAAGCGCATTCTTTACATTCGTTAAAATCCTGTTCTGCCAATAAATCATTTATCAAACACATCCTTTGCGATTTTCTGAATCTGTGTTCTCATCTCCATCACTGCTTTGAACATTGGCATTGTTGGTTGTTCACCGGAAGAAGAATGCCAAACTCCATCGAAGTCCATCCAGTACCATTCGCCATCAAATGCATGATTTCTGTCTGGGGCAGATGGACTATATTTCCCTGATGGGAAGAATGTTCCTTGCCCCATACCAAGCTGTTTAGCTATTTGTGCATTTGGAAGTCCCGCAGCATCAGACGCACGAGAACCAGAACCAAACTCTGCCATAAGAATAGGTGTGATTTCAGCTGCCCTTGACGTACCGTCACTGAGTCGCCATATCTTCCAGAAACTGCCTGACTCTCCTACGACCTTACCTATAGCACCCGTTTTGGTATCGACAACATCCTTACTAAATGTAATGACGTTTCCGTACTGTCCTGTGTTTTGCGATGCAACCTTTATGCCAGCTTCAGCAAGCTTGTTGACAAACTCATGACTTTTTCTCACGAGACTGGATTTATAGCTTTCGACTTCTTTGATTGCCTTTTTAATCTCGACTGTATCGAGCTTAAAACTAACCTTCGTTGACATCTTCATCACCGCCGTCATCACGATTGATCTGACGTAAAGCGTAATGTACGTGGTAGTGCCCACGAGCAATAGCTGCCACACGGTATTTCGCCGTCTCAGGGTCAGCTTTGCCGTTTTCCAGTAAACCCGGCTCTTCATCCCACAGCAATGTGTGTTCGTCGATGCCAAGGTTCATTTTTGATGTGGACATCGTATTCGAGTAATTCGTGTTCGTGCCAAAAATATCATTTTCGACAGTCCCACGAGAAGGTGAGATATTCGCCCTGGTGAAATGTGGTACACCATATCCAGACTTATACTCCCCAGTGTAGTCATCGTTTTTGTCTACGACAGGCGATTCATCTTCATAAAACGCATACCAGACCTTCTTCGTGTTTATCCATGCATTAAGCATCAAATCACCTCACATATCGGTGCAACATCGCTGAAGATCTTACTCTGCGTCCACATTCTGGTCGTACCGGCATCTGTAAGCATCGATAATCCTTCGGAACCAACGCGTCCGTATAGTTCAGGGATTACATCAAATGCTACATTTGCTTTGCGTCGCCCAAAGTACCGCATTACATCCGCTTCTATCATCTCATCGTCATATGACTCAGGATATGCACGAAGAGCTTTATATTGGTCAATCGCAGAATCGATGAGGAGAGAAACGAAATCCCTGTCGAAATCCTCATCCATTTTATTGAAATATGTCTGGGATAATTCCAGAAGTTCGTCCCTCAACTCATCCATTGTAGTCACCTCACTGACGCGTTTTGCGTCCCCGTTTGACCTCTTTCTGCTCAACAGGAGCAGCGGGCTCTTCCTTCACTGCCTTTGTTTCTTTTTCACGAACGTATCCATTGCGTTCATACACGAACGCTTGCTGTTCGGTCTGTACCTCGGCAGTGATTCCGTCTTTAACCATACGAATCATATGGGATCCCTCCCATCTATCAAGCATCCTTGATTACAGCGATAGCATCTGCTTTCTCGTTCAGAATGAAGGCATCGTAACGAACCCTGCCCTCAACGAGCCAACCGTTTACTCCCGGAGGATCCTGATGGATCTTGTAGTCCTGCAGTTTGATCGGAGACGGCATAACCAGGCTGTTTGTGATAATGCAATTAACCTTAGTCGGGAAATAGGAAGTCGGGGCCTTGACGATATAAACGCCATCGATCTCACCGATAACACCGTTGATTGCAATCTGCTGCGCCATGTCGCCCTTCTTGATGAAGTTGTCGGACAGCTTCAGGAAGTTAAGGAATTTCGGAGTGCAGATAGCAAACCTGCCACCCTGCGGAACCTTTGCATTGTCCAGATCTTCCTGTCCGGTAAGAAACAGAGCGTAAGCATTCGCTGCGGTTGCTGTAGTCTCATGTACGTGAGCAGCCTTCGCGCCGGATGCCAGAGCAGCGATCCTGTAGGTGTCAATTTCAGGCAAAATTACTTCCTCAATCTGTCTGCGGAGTGCAGTACCGGCCTCCATGACCATCATAGAATCGTCATGATTTCTGCGGTCGATTGTGAAAGTAAAGGATCTGTCCTGAGATACAGTCAGTTCCTGAACATCATTCTGCAGTTCAGCCGGAACGCCATATCTGCTCATACCAGACATAGTGTAATTGTTCATAGCTGCAGTCGGGATCGAATATACAGCTACAGTTGCAACACCGAGCCAATCATAAGCGTTGTTTACCATACCGGCGGTCAGCGGGCCCTGCGTAAATCTTTCGTCAACAAGTGCAGAATATTTTTCGGCATAATTCAGTCCAAGTGCCATGTCTCATCTTCCTTTCTTGGATTTAAAAACGAGTTTTGCTAAAGCCCGCCAGAAACGGATCCTTTTCAGCATCTCCACCGCCATCGTTTCCAACGTTGGGATCTGGACGGTTTTTGAGCCATTCCGCTTCTTTAGCTTTCAGCAAAGCTTCTGTATGTTGTTTGTGAACCTTTGCGAGTAGGTCGTAGTCGCCAGAAACCTCTGCCTCTGCAGCCTGAGTAGCAAGTTCCTCATTCATGCCCTGGAGCGCATAACGTGCTTTTGCTTCGGCTTTCCGTTTGAAAGCTTCGAGCTCTGCAACGTATTTGTTATGCTCTTCCTGTGCTTTGAGCTTTTCTTCTGTCTGGATCTCTTCAGCTGACTGTTTCTCACGGAGTGCTTTTTTGTACTTCGCTGCTTCGGAAGAAGCGTTATCCAGGCTGTTCTTGAGCTTTGCCCTCTCTGCTTTTTCCTTTGCCAGTTCGGTCATAAGTTCCTCGATGGAAGGAGTTTTGACTTCCTGTTCGGTATTGGTGGTTTCTTTCGCTTCAGTGGTTTCTTTGGTTTCTACTGCCTTGTTCTCTTCTGACATCTGTTTATTTCCTTTCTTGCGATTTAAGGTTTCTCTACCTGTTTGCGAAATTTGTTAAGCCCTTTCTCTAGGGCATTTATGTATATAAAAAGGGCCTCTCAGCACGAATGCCGAAGGGCCCTTAATATAGCTGTATTTGTTCTCTGGTCAGGTATTGCACCTGGCATCTGCAGTTGATTAGCTCCTCTGGGAAGTCCTCTGCCATATCCCAATCATGGGGAAATCTCATCTGAGCATTCCCGACCTGAAATAGTTCATCAATTGGTATGATTACGCCATCAACTTCAGAGTGAGTTTTTCTCACTCTTTCATCTTGCATGGTTATCCATTGTTTGTATGCCATGCCATCTTCAACAGCTTCTCTGTAGTTTTCGTAATTAAAAACGCTATTTGCTGTATCCGCGGCATTCAATCTGGCACGTACATGGGAAAAGAAATATGCGACCTTACGCAATAATTTCTCATCTTTCTGCTCTGCACCATCAAACAAGCCAGAAGCCTCTGCGTTTCTCACAGTTACGTCAACAAAGTTTTTAGAGAACTGTGAAGCGAATTCCGTAAGCTCTGAGTTTGCCTGAGTATATCGATTGATGGCATTCAGCAGTGACCGTTCGACGGTCAGCTTTGTAGTTTCAATGCCTGTTTCCGTACCATACTGAAGGAACAGAAAAAGCAATGCCAGAGCAGTAAACAGTTCGTCTTCGAAGAGTCTGGTAAACTCTTTTCTGACTTCCCTGTCCTGCTCTGACAGATCCATTTCATCGAAGTATTTGTCGATATCTATGTTTCGTTTATCATCATTTCCAATCAGCGAATTAAGCTCATCGAATTGAAGTGGCATTACAGCTCACCACCTCTCGAATAATCAGCACCCGTTTTAGTGCCGTCAAGAATCGGTGAGTTCACTGCCTGGTCAGATGTATCTGACATAATCCTGTCATTATCATTGGTGGCAACAGCACCGCCCAAAGCATTGATGAATAGCGATGCTTGGAAAGCCTCAATGGTATCCTTACTATCTGCCCATGCCTGTGCGATATCCGGGAACAGGTCAACAATCTGCATTGCGACTCTGCCATTAACACCGGCTTTAATCATCGTCACCATTGCATTTGTCTTTGTACCAAGGTCAAATGTCTTCTGGCGCGTGAATTTTGGCTGAATGTCGGATTTCTTCAGGTCATACAAAACATGACCGTCAGGCAGGTAGTGTGACTTCTGGATGGCAAGCAGTTCCAGTTCAACAACCTTCATCACGGATGCGCGAATGATGTCTTCCTGTTTGGCAGCTACTGCCTCTGCAGCAGACCATCCAGCAGACATTGACATAGCAGATGCCGTTGAACCACCGCCAGGATCCGACTGCAATGGCACATAGCATTTCTGCAGTATAGTGTCACGCTTGGTGAGTATATTCTGCTGAACACCATTATAATCAAATGTACTGGACAGAGGCTGAATCATAGGCTTGTTGCCGTTTGGAGCAGTTTTGGTCTGGATCCATTGCCCAGACGTAGGTTTCTGCCTCTCTCCTGTGGTCGGGTCTGTCGGGAAATCAGCATCATTCATCCACCAGATTTCCTGAGTGTTCTGAGCCACACTATTTGCAAAATCAGAAACTTCTATGTTAAGGGCATCCATATCAGGGATCTGCCGTTCAAAGCATCCCATCCGGTCATATGCTCTGACAAACTCCACGACAGGAACCTCTTCGAGAGGATTTTTCTCACCTCTCTGCCCGATTTCGCTCCAGACTTCCTTCCGTTCACCGTTTACAATCTCAAAAATGTCCTTTACTTCAAATCTTCTCTCAGCAGAAAAGCATGTGAAGTATCGATTCCCGTTCTTTAGCTGACGGTATGTAACCGACATCATTGGAGTTTCGCGGATATCATTCCGATAAACGATGAATGCGTACATCGGGTTCAGCGTGTTCAAGTCAAAAACGGAACCACCTTTCTGATAGTCCCGTTTAATATCTATCATCTGATAACCGATACCACAGATCTCGATATATCTTGCCATCTCCTGATCCTTTGCGAAGGCGTTTTCGTCTTCGTTCATCTGATTCAGAAGCGTGATCGCATCGTCATCATTATCTGGGTCAGAAGAAGACAAATCCCTATCACCTCTCTGCACGAGAGACTTGGGATTACCCCAGTGGTAACCGAGCTTAAATTCAGTCACCTGGTTCGCAATATTGTCACAAACCTCGATATTTATATCGGGCCGGATCTTCTTTTTCCGCTTCAGAGGCTGCAATCCTTTTTCATAGTTCAGAAGAAATGCTATCTCTGCCCTATTCTGTTCATGGATCATCATCGCATCTTGCAGAACAGAAATGATATTCTCTGATGTAATTTCCGAAACGTCGGTATATATCCGACGTCTTCCGAGAAGTTCTACCTTCTCTTTTTCATATGCACCACCATATGTCTGCATCGGACATCACCATCCTTCGGACAACAAAAAAGCCCGAAAGCATAATTGCCTCCGGGCTTGTGATTTTCGCTTTATTTCATTCTATATTATATCATAACTTGTCATGACATTCTATGACTTTTCTGCATTTTAACGATTATTTTCGTAAAAATGATGAAATTCATCTTCAAATTCTTTCAAAGCCTGCCCATGAAGTCTGAGAGCATGGCGATAACTAATTTTCATAGAAATGGCAGCTATATCCTCGAATGTCATGCACTCGACATATCGCCTGTGTAGGATTGCGCGACATTTGTTGTTCTTCAGAGAGTCGATCTGGCAGGAAATCTCTTTTTCCTTCTGCAGATACTCGTTAATGTAGACGCAAAGCTCTGCCTCTCTGTCCAGGATATCAGCGATTATCTTTCCAATCTTGTCAGGATCACTGGAAGAACTGACTCTCTCGTTTTCAGTATTGACAGTAATACTGGTCGATAAGCTCCTGAGATCATTTATCTGGGACTGTTTTTCCTTTATCCTGTCCCTCATCTCTTTAATCTGACTCAAATATTCTTTAGTCGTCATCTTCTTCCGCAACCTCTTTTTTGATTCTGTTCATGATATAATCGCCGTCAAGATTCGTCAGTATCGAAAACCATCCAGAATGGAAGAATGCTTCAAGCTCATCCAATTTGCATATCTTACGCATGTCTGGACGTTTTTTAATGATTTTCAAAACAGTCCTGTAGTCACTCGCAGCAGACTGTATGATCGCGTTTGCCAGATTCTGATAGGAATTTCCGTATCCACTGCTGGTATTGATTGTCTGGTTCGGAGTGGCAATATGTTTCTTAACTGGTGGCATTTGATTTGGAAACGCAGCTGCTTTCTCAGCATCGGAATATCTCCATATATACCCACCGGAAGTATGATTTATTCCGCGACAGGCTTTAACAATCGACGCACCAGAAATTCCCGTCACGCACGTTGCCTCTAGCATTGATTCGTAATGTGCAATTAGGTTTCCTTCTTTATCGTACTGATCGACTTCAATATTTGTTCTACGCATATCAAAACGGACTCTCCAGTATTGATGTTTTTGCTCCAAGCAGATTGTTTGTAAACTGTGCAAACTGTGCCAGACCATCAGGAACGTCATCAAATGGTGCCTTACCAGCCACGGTATACGTCATCAGGAAATTCATCGCCACGCCATAATCTGATTTTGCAGAATATAACGATTTATCTTTGAACAGGCAGTGTTTCTTTACCCACTCAGCATTGACGATGATTTTTGTTTCCTTGTTCTGCGTGGTGTAGTGCATCGTGATTCCGCAGTTCTGCCTACCACGGATCCTTCCCTCTATCTCTGCAGCAATTCTGTCACCACCGGCATTGGACTCGAAATCAACCATCTGCATTTTATTCCTGACAATGATGTCTGCTATCCTTTCGTACTGGATCGCAAAGTCAGATTCGTTTGAACAGATGCAGTCTTCCATGTAGTAGTCATTGCCATACTGATAGAAGCAAGGAAGGAACATGTAGTCCTTGCCTTTTGACTTCGAATCACAAATACCAAGAATAGAATCAGGTTCCCTGTCAGGAAGTGACATATACCTTCTCAAGCTGTCTTCTGGATAAAGCAATCCTTCACGCTCGATAGGATCGTTTTTGTACAGGCATCTGTACGAAACATCATCCATCGTAGCTGCGATATCTTCAAAATACTCTTTCGAAAACCCAACGCCATATTTGTAATCAAAATTACTTTCGCCAGTAACCGGATCGATGTCAGGAACAGCAATGAATTTTGCACGAGGATTTCCTTCGTACTTCTGCATTACCCTTCCCAAGGGATCACTCACCGACCATCTCGTGCAGATGTGCAATTCTTTGCACTTGTCAATACGCCTCTGGAGCAGGTCAACCGAATACGATTGCCACAGCTTATCCAAACGTGGTTTACTGACCGCTTCTTCAACGCCAGACACCAAGTCATCGCACAGAAGGTATCTGTTAGCTCTGACACGTCCAGCAAGATTCTGCCCAACAGAAACGCAA